CTACTTTAAAATCCTCGAGATTTCGAGCAGAGTTTCCATCATCCTCGGCCAGCTTGAACCCAGCTTTTCGCGAAGCTGTTTTTCGGCTTCGGAAATTTCCGGGCAGGGCGTTGGCGTTTGGCCGCCGCCGTCTCCGCCGCCTGGAGTTCCTGTGTCCCAAATTGGGTATTCAGAAATGCTCGATGTTTCGCGCTGGTAGCCCTCGAGCAGTTCCACTCCGGCAATCGAGGCCGGAATCATCATGCCGGGGACTCTGGCCGGGCCGTCGGTATTGTGCTGCTGGCTTTGCCGGTAAATAGTTGACGTCTTCTGTCCGGCACCATTGCCGTTGATTGTCCAGGTCAGTAGTCCCTTCTGCGTTCCGTCCTGCACGACGGCTGAGCCGCTCTGGCCTCCAATCGAATTGGGTTGCCAGTACCAAATACTGCCGAGCTGCACGGTGCGGCAGAGTTGGCCGCTGGGGACCTCGCAGCGTGGGCAGCCCCAAGTGCCGGTCAGCTTGGATGTATCTGGATCGGACGTCGAGAGCTTGATCGGCGTCAGTCCTTTCATGTTTTTCAAGTCCGCTTTTAGAAGCGCCCAGTCGGTAGACGTTTTAGAGCTGTAGGCGGCCTCGATGACTCTCGCGGAGAACCTCTCGGTCCCGCTGCCATCGGCCAAGAGTGCTTCGCAGACGACGGTATGGGCAATCTTTGAGCCGGCGACATGGGCGTTGGTCAGAATGTAAATCCCAGAATCGTCTCGGCCGCAGAGGTTTCCAGTTCCGCAGGAATTGCCATTGATGATTCGAACCGCTCGCCTGGACCAGCTTCGGATTTTTTCTGCATCCTCGCCGCTGACTATGGCTCCGTTTGGCCCACGGAGCGCCTTATACCAAGCGTTTGATGCGTCTTCCGCACTTGGGGCGGCAACCGGTTTGGGTGCGACAGGAATTGGTACAGCGCCGTAAACGACCTGCCCTTGGCAGGAACCGTTTCTACACTGAACCGCAGATTGGCGGCGAAAAAGCTGGGCATCCGCCGAACTGACAAACAGGATTACACAGACAATTGAAAGCAGGTTCTTCACTGAATTAGCCCTTTGCGTCGTTGGTGCTGAATAGCTTGGTTTTCGTTTTTTGCCGCCGGCGTTTAGCCGAACAGGTCAATCAAGGTCGTGATGAATTTGAAAATCGAATCCTGGTTGGCAATGATGAATTTGATGAAAGCGTAAAACTGGTCCCCCGCGGCTACTTCCGAAGCGACCTCATCAAGATCACCGGCATACCGGATCGCGAGGTATTCGCAGAGCGCGGGGTCTTTCGCCGCGCGTCGCAGCTTGGCTGCTTGCAGCGGCCGGAATCGGTTCTGCTCGGCGAGCTGATTCAAAGCGACCTGAAACGCGAGGACCCGCTCCCGCTGCACGTCCAGCTGAGAGCCAGCCGGTTCAATTGCTTCGGCAAGCGTCTGGTCTGCTTCGGCTTTTTCCTGTGCAAACGAGACAGAGGGAATCAGGCAGAGAACCAACAGAAGAGGCAAAATGTTTTTCATGGCTGTTTATTCCAAACTGATGTAGGTGGCGATGAGAATGGTGTGGAAGATTCTTTTTTGCTCGAGCATTTTCCAGTCGTAGGTCTGGATTTCCGTTTTAGACAGTCTGAAGGCGGCGATTTCTCGGGCCCCGGTGTAGAGGAATTTGTCGAGCCGTTCGACCAATTCCAGCAGGCCGTCAATTTCGCCGTCTGAGTAAACCTTCTTGGCAATCTGGACGGCGATCCGCGTCGTGCGCTCGATGTCTCTGCGGCTCTTGGGAACGCCAGAGATTGCTCCTGGCGAGACGGTGACCCGAAGCCCGGAAATCTCCTCAAGATTGTCGGTCAGGTACCAGTCCATCTCGGCGGCAAAGCTGGGCCAAGAGCCTGCCGGCGACGGAACCCAGCCTGCGATTGCAGTCCAGACTCCCTGCCGAAGCGCGCTGGTCTTGCTTGCCATCCGGTCCGTTATCCAGAAACCTTGCGAACATGAATCCGGTAAAGCTGCTCGGTCGTCTTGCGAAAGCAAGGGTCGTCTCCGAGAAGCTGCACCTCGTAGGTTCCGTCGGCCGAGACGATGCGGTCTCCGACCTCCGGAACAAAAAGGACGCCTCCGATCTGCAAGCGGTCCTTGTGAATAATCCAGTCGATCTGGATGCTGCGGATCAGATTTCCATCTCCGCCATCCGACTCAAAAACCTCGCGGCCTTGAATCGCATCCGGGATGGAAATTTGATTGAGTCCGCTGAAATAGGTGACTGCTTGGCCGGCAGCCGAAGGAAGTTGACTGGACAGCCAAGCGAGCCCATCAGTAATTAGCGACATGAACTAGGCCGCCGGATCGTGGATGAACTGGACGTTTTGCCCGGCGGCCGTGGACGAACTGTTTGGAAGGAGGAAGCCGAGCACTTGATTTCCCGCCGAGACGTTCGTAACCCGGTTGTTTGTGTCGTCCCACCAGACTTTTGCACCGGCCGTCAAAGCAACTCCCGAGACACCCTGATAAATACCGCCACTGACCGCGACCGCTCCAAGTCGGTTGGCGGGAATGGCCGTTTGTACGATCAACGGAGTCACACCAATAACGACGACGCGACCAGCCGGCATATCGGCCGTGGGCGTGTAATCCACGACATTGACATTTCCGCTCAAAAATTGAACTTCCAGGGGCATGCGTTTCCTCCAAGATTAAAACGTGATTTTCAGATGATTTGCCGCGAGCGGCGGCTTCGGTGGGGAGTCCGAAGCCGCCGCAAACAGGTCGAAGTTTGTGCCCTGGAGAACTAGGCTGTGCCCTTGCTTCTCACTCCGCCTCGCCAGTCTTGTTTCGCAACGCCAAAGTCGAAGTAGCCACGCATTGCGATCCCGAGCATGTCGAAGTCAGCCTCGGCTTCTTCGATGATTGGCGTCTGCTGCCCATTGAGGAAAACGACTTCAATCGTCGGCAGGTCATTCGGATTTGCCAGCAAGTACCACGAGGTCTGCGTGCCGCCGAACGCCGTGTTGCCGACGTAGGCTGAGACTTCGGGGCGGTACATCCCGGCAAACACGTTAGTTGCCATGTTCTTGCCGGTGGAGCCAGTCACGATGTTCTGCGAGGCGAACAGCTCTTTGGCCGTCACTGCCAAGCTGGTCGGAACCAGCAACATCGACGGCATGACTGCCAGAGGATTGCCCTTAGGATCGGTTTGATCCATGAACATCTGCTCGGCGGTCTGCAGCGAGCTGAACTGCAGATTGGTAGCGGCTCCCTCGAAATAGTTCTTACGAGCCGTGGTAAAAAAAGTCGAATTGGTGTTGAACTCCAGCCAGAAGACCTCGTTCAGCCGGAGGGCTGCACCTCGGCCGATTTTCTGAGCGCGACTGGTAAGGGCACCCAGATCATCGTTGATGATGTCCTGCCGGTTGAGCTGCAGAATCTTGCCGTAGGTCTCTGCCCGATTGGTAAACGACTCTTCCTCGAAAAGGGCGTGTCTGAGGCGTCCGTCCGGCCCAACCTTATCGAATTTGGCATCATCGACGAGGCGGTAGCTGGTCTTGGTTTTGAAGTCGTTGACTGAATTGACCGTGCCGATGCTTCGCCAGACGGACTCAACGGCATTGAAGCTTTCGAGCAGCATCTTGTTCCCGGTATTGGACAAGATGTTGATGACTTCGTGCATGCTGAAAGCGGCACGGAGGAAGTCCTTGGTCACGCTATTGAGCGGACCTTGCTGCACGTTGAATCCAGAGGCGGAAGCCGCCATGATCAACAGCCTCTGCAGGCCAACGCCGGACTTGTATTGCCGGTCGGCCGCCTCAAGAGTCTTTTCATCAAATGATTTCTCTCGGTTAGGGAGACGTGCGGTCTTGGCGACCGCACATTCCAGAACGCCGAGGTTCGAGCTGAAGTCCTCGGCGACGTGAATCGCCGGGGCCTTCGGTCGCGAGGCGCGGAGCGCCTCGAGTTCTGTCTTCTCCTCGCTCCAGCCTTCGCGAATGGCGTGGGCTTCGAGGCTCACAAGTTCCTTGCCATCGATGCGGGCTGAGGAAATGCCGTACTTGGCGCAGACCAGCTTAATGCTGCCGGTGCGGTCGGCTTCTGCTGCCTGAATCTCGCGGACTTGTTTTTGGATGGCTGCCGTGTCGATAGTCGCTGCGAGCGGAGCCGGCTTGGCGGCTTCCTCTTCCTGTTCGGGCGTTTCGGTCTCCGAGTCGTAAGCGGCCCGGAGAAGAGCGAGCTGCGGCTGGCTCAGACTCGCTTCGTCAAAGCCGCTGGCTGTGAGCCACTGGGAAAATTCCATGAGAGATTGCTCCTGGGGAGAGGGAATGGCGGCGATTGAGGCGGTGGTGTTGTCATCAGCTCCGAGTGCCGCGAAAGAGATTTCACGGAGCGATGTCCTGCGGGCGACGTAGACCGGCCCGGAGACGTTGCGGCCATTGACCTTGACCGTGTTGCCACGGTCGACGAATTCGAGTTGCTGGACCTCGGCCCCGATGCTTGCCTGCCAGGGGAAGCCGTTGTCGCCCAGTGCAGTGACCTCCGACGCGGCGGCGCTGATGCCGCTCACCTTGCCGGCGACTTTGATTGTCTGGGCCGTGACAGTGATTTTTTCACTGTGTCCGACGATCTGCGCCGCGTCGTGCGAATAGAGAATCGGCCGGGTCTGCGAGCGGACCGTCATGCCCGCCAGATCCACGACCACCGGCCAGTAGTAGCCGGCGACGTTCATTTGCCCGCCCGTGTAAGCGGTCATCGAAAAGGCGCGGACCTTGGGCCGCTGGCCTTCCGTAGAGGGTTCGGCAGCGGTGAGCTGCAGATCGGCCACCTGGCTGGTGAGCGTGATGCGCTGGGGACCTTGGGCGAGCAGCTGCTTACGCGGCTGCTTCGTCCGTAGTCGGTTCTTCCGTGGCATTGGACGGGGGAGTTGCCTGCGAAGAGGGCTCGGGGCTCAGGTTCAGACTCTCCATCAGCGCCAGTTCTCGGGCTCGCTGACGGAGCTGCTGCTCCCAGTCTTTACCTTGCCGGGCGTATTCTTCGGCAAGGGTCGTCGTGTGATTACGGAGTCGGGTTTCCTGGGCGCTCGCTTCCTTGGTCGGATCAACATGCTCGGCTCCGTCCCAGAACCATTGCCGTTCGCCTGCCCAGTCGCCATAGGGACCGGGCGGGAGCAGGCCGGGGACGAGCGAGGCTTCGTCGAGCCACGCCTGGAAAACCTTATTCAGGACAATTGCCTCCAGCGAGTCCTGTTCGACGCGAATCGACTTGAAGTAGACCTGATGGTCCAGTCGACCGGATGCATAGTTGTACGATGCCGAGTTGCAAGCGGCGACGTTGAAGGGCATGTTCAGACAACGTGCGATTTCATTGATCAACTCCCGCTTGAACTCGGCATAGGTACTGCAGGGCTGCTCGGGCCGGAGCTGGCCCATCTGCCAGCCGGCCGGGACGGTCGTCATCATCCGCTGCTCGATTTCAATCGGCAGGAACGGATCGACATCGTCCGCTTCGCCGTTGGCCGGGGCGGTGGTGTAGAGCACGGCCGCAAAAGAGGCGGCCGTTTCGGCGGCGGCCAGCACGGCGAGTGTGAACCGCCGCAGCTGGGCAAACAGCGGCAGGGCTGGCGTGATATCCGGAATCCCGCGAACCTGGCCGGGCCGGTCGACGCTGAACCAGTGAATCATGCTCTCGGCCGGGACGGGCTGAAGTTTTTCGACGGTTCCTGCACTGCTGCCGGGGTGTTCTCGAAGGACCGTGTACGAGCGGGGGTTGCCAAACTCATCAAAGCGAATCCCGTCGGCGTGGTTCAGGCTATCATCCGGGTCGGTAACTTGGTCGGCCTCGACGATTTTCAGGTCGAGCTTGATCGGGCTGCGGAGCTGCTGGTTGGTGACCAGCATCGCAAACGCTTCGCCGTCGACCGCCTTCGATTGCCGCATCGTGCGGAGCTTCTGGGCCAGTCCAATCTCGGTAGCCCAGGCACTGAAAGCCCGCTCAATCCGGGTGTTGGCCGAGTCATCGCCGGTGGCGACTTGCAGGATTGGCCCACGACCGACGACATCATTGGCCAGCGTCGAGATGATCCCTTTGGCGTAGCTGTTGTTGGCGACTTCATAGCGGGCCCGGTTACGAAGGGTGCGGCGAACCGAGCGGCTGTTAGCGGCGGCTGCACTCAGGCCATCGGCCATCGCCCAGTGCCGGCGGTTGTCTTCCGTCGTCTGGGCCGCATCGTACTTCCCGCGCACCGCGAGCGGGACGACCTTGGTCGCAGAATCGCGGTTGCGGAATAGACGGGAGAGCAGCTTGAGCATGAGTTTAGTAAGAGGTTCCAGGCGGGACCAGCTTGTTGAACCGCAGTCCCCGGCGGGGCGAGTTCTTCAGCGCCTCCTTGCCGGCCAGATGCTGATCGGCCTTGATCAGGTCGTCGACCGACTGGGCATCGACCCGGGTTCCGTCGACAGCGACCGCTTTGGGGTTCTTGGCGGTGTCTTCAATGGTTTGGTCGAGGTTGGGCATGTAGGAGAGGGCTTTCAGTAGGTGCGGGCATGCACAGCGAATGGTAAAGGGAGTTCGGCTGTATTCAACTTGAGTTTTAGGGGTTGAGAAAAGAATGCGTAAATGCGTGCTACGAATAGCAATCCCAAATTCAATCAGTCTAGAATCCGGATGGTAGAACTTGCCTCTTCTTAGGGACCGAATGTGGCCACTTCATTAAACTCAAACAAACGACGACAGTACGCGAAACTTGTCGCTGAACGGAAGACTTGCAGGCTTTGTGCTGGTCTCACGAACCCCAGCTGCGCAAAACTGCGCAAGCTCGACTCCGATGAGGTCGGTCCTTGGACCTTGTTGTTCGGCGATCTCGATGCAGATGTTTTAGTAGTTGGGCAGGATTGGGGCGATGTCTCATATTTCCAGAGAAATCAAGGACGTGACGACCCAAGGACTCCAACCAATCGAAACCTGCTCCAGATTATGCAAAAATCAGGGCTCATTGGACCGTCAAAGAATCCCTCTGGACCTACGGTCAAGATGTTCTGGACCAACGCGATTCTTTGCCTAAAGGATGGCGGGTTGCAGGCCAAGGTAAAGCAAGAATGGTTTCATAATTGCGGCATGTCATTTCTTCGTCGGCAGATTGAAATTGTGCGACCGCGGGCTGTTGTCGGATTAGGTGCAAAAGCTTTTCAGTCTTGCCTTAATGCCTTTTCAAAAGAACGGATTTCGTTGTCTGAGGCGATTAACGACAGGGATGGAATTGAGTTGGTTGCAGGAGTTCGGTTGTTTGCTGCTTACCATTGCGGTGCTCGGACTCTTGCGATAAATCGCAGTCTCGATCAGCAGGTAGGTGATTGGAAGCGAATTGCCAAGTTTATTGCTCGTGCAAATTAAAGCTCTGAGTTCCAATGCTTTTAGTTTTTAGACCTTCTTTTGAATTTTGCCGAGAACTTGGAAGCTCTTGAATTGAGAGTTCAAAAGTTACAAACCGATACCCGCAATTCCTGCACGTCCTTCTCCGCCGAACGGATCCGTTCTTCAGCCGCTCAGTATTGCTGACCGAGCAGTGCTGACAGCCGCAGCGGCGGCAGTACATTCCGATTGCGGGGTTGTCTTTCTCTGTCATCGCGGCGGTCTCCGGCGGGGAATGTCTGCTGCCGTGATGCGGCGGCGATTGCGGGCGGGGGCTTCTCCGAGCACGGAATTGAGCGTCACGCCAACGAGCGATGCCGCTACCGCGTTTCCTGCCACTCCATCCAGCCAGTGGTTGTCCCGCCCCGGCCGGAGGTTCCAGACCGTGACTGTGCGGCCGCTCTCGGCGGATGTCTGCTGGTCGGGATACTCGGCCGTGAGGTGCTCGGCCAGCATGTAGTGCGTTTGCGGGTCGCCGCCGTACAGCGTGATCGCTCCCGGATCTCCTGGGACCGTGGCAAAGCGGTCGAATAGAAACGACTTCCACCAGTTGGAGTCGAACAGGCAGTGCCGAATCGCCCGCTTCACGTTGCGCGTGACCATCCAGTTCAGTCCGATTTCCTCTCCCGGCCGTTTCTCGTAGGCCGCAAATGGCTTAGCCCGGGGGCCGACAGCTCGCCCGAGGCTCGGCATTGCGACCGTCGAAAATTCCTGTTCGCGGCAGACCTGATAGACCAAGTGCGATTTGTAACCGGCATCGACCAGAATCCGGGAATGCCGAAAGGTAATGCCGTCCTGCCGGTGATAACTTTTCATCACGAGCTGCGTGAGCAACTCGCGTAGTCCGGCCAGCAACGCCCCGTCGACGCTCGCTCCGGGATAATTCTGCCGCAGCGTGAGAGCGAGGTCTGAGTTGGTGAAGTACCGCCGCCGCTGATCGGGAAACGCTCCGTAATCGATCACAGTCCCGGCGAAGTTCGATGCCCAGCCCATCGTCACATAGAACAGCACGTCTTGCTGGCAGTCGATGAAGCTGGTTACCCGGTCGCAGTCCATCGGGAGTTGGCTTTGCGGCACGCGGCTCAACCGGCTTTGCAGCACATGCATCGGCGGGACGATTAGCAGCCGGTCTTCGCTCGACTTGGGTGGATCGTTCTGGTACTCCGCATCGAAGGTCAGCGGGTGATCAATCTTGAGGTTGTAGGCATGCTGCAGCGCCGACGCCTCGTCCGGGTTGAACCGCACCGGCCACGCGATCACCGCTCCGGTGTCCATCTCGCTCTGGTTGCGGAGATAGAATTCGGTTGCCTCGCGGCCGTCGCTGCCGGTGGCTAGACTCCGTCGTCGAACTTCGGCGTATTCATCCCAAAGCCGCTTCGCCTTCTCACCCGGCGGCCACTCGTAGACCAGCTTACAGCGGAAGCCGTGGAACTCCGGATGACGGCGAGTGTCTAGGAGCTGGTCCGCAAGGTCGTTTTGTTCAATCACTGTGAGCGGAAACATCGCGGCGATCTTCCGCTTGGGACCAGCCAGCCCCAGCACTGCTCCCTTGATGATCTTCATTCGTTTCTCGGTCTGGCTCGGGCTGCGGGCTGATTCGTCGGTCTGCACATCGTCGCCAATCACGAGGTCGGGACGAACGGTCTTGCCATCAGGCCGGGTGAACTTCATCCCGCGGATTCGGCCAGTGAGTCCACGCACGCGGATAATCGCTCCACTTGCCTGGCTCCCCTCGACCGTCGGAAAGACAATCGTCGAGTCGGACCACTGCATCTGCGTCCGTGTGCCGTTGCAGAGTTGACCCTTGCAGCGGTTGGCAATTCCCTCCAGCCGCTGAATTGGATAACAGACCTCCGGCCAATCCTCGGCCAGCAGGTCGTTCGACTCCAGCTCCGACTTGATTGAGCTTTGCAGCTCATCGGCTGCTTCCTGACTCGCCCCGAGCAGCACCACGAAATTCCGCCGCCCGGTCATCGTCGCCCAGAGCACTGCGACTTCGCAGTCGGTCGTCTTTCCGCTGCCACGTGGCAGGGCAAATGCTCTCAAGCCCCCGTTCTCAATCGTCTCCTGCAGATACTGCCGCAGCTGGATTTGGTCCCTGGAGGACTCCAGTGGATAGCGCTCGGGAAAATAGGTCTGGCCAAAGTAGGCCAGCGACTCCCAGGCCTTTCCTTTCCGCTCAGCGTCCTTCACCAGCGGCAGCGGCGCGATATCCCGCCCGGTACGGCTCGCTTCGGCGTTCCGTTCCCGCTCCCGTTCCTTCTTCCTTGAATAAGAATCGGCCGTCCCATCCGACAGCTCTTCGGAGGGCAATTCCTTTAGATGCCGTCTCGCGGCCAGCCAAGCCGTGAACCGAAGCAGGTCGACCGTCTGTCCATCGCCGATCCGATTACCAGCCTCGGCGCGGAGTTCCCTCAGCCAGCGGTCATCGATTACCGGGCCCAGTGGGGTCGAGTTCAGCAGCTGCACCAGCCGTCCCGGCTTGAGCCGGCGTGGATCAGGCTTTTTCCTCTCGCTCAATCAGCAATCACTCACGCGCCCCGCACGGTGTCTCCCTGCAGTGGCAGCCAGCCTCGACCAGCTCAATCTTTCGAGCGCGCAGCCAACCAAGCCGCGTAGTGCACCAAGTTGATCGTCCCGTCACCATTCACCGGAGCACCCGCGCGGACATCCGCATTCAGCATGGACGGAGAAATCACCTGCCCGGCAGCGTTAGTCAACAGCTTGGAGAGTTGTTCAATTGAGAGAGAATCTGGACCGCTTTTCAAACGCAACTCGTAGGATAATACCAATTAATTGGTAACAATCGCATCGGCGGGAATTTTGAACTCAACCTCTCCTTCCCCTCCCAAACAAGCAAGGTCGACACTCAGAATTAAGAATTGTGTCTTTGGGGGTGGAACGGAGAAAAAAGCTACATGGCTCGCAGCCGCTCCAGGTTGAATGTCATCCGATGATGTTAATGCCCCGTTCGGTTTGGAGCCGATTCCAAAGGTAACTCCTCTGATCACATTACCGACGTCATCTCGCATCTTAAAATGCGATGCCATAAATGGATTGTCCTCCTTGAAGCGGAGTATTCGGCGATCATCTGTGTTTGCGATATCGAATGACAAAATCAGCAGCGGTTCTTTGCCTTTCGCGGCTTGGCCTAGAATATCCTTCAATTCGGGTATCTCAACACGAGCACTTTTCAGCGTTATCGTAAATCCGTTCTGGCTTACGCTTTCTCCCACAGCGAATTGAAGAGTCTTTTCCGATGTCGGGATTCGGTTGGATGTCGATTTCTCAACCGCGGTGGTTGCGTTTGAGTCGCCAGACCTGCGAACTTCAGAGGGCCCGTTTTTCAGTTCTTTCGAAATGTTCGAGGCAACGTTAGCTAAGGAAGAACGGATTTGGTATTTGAGGTGTTCTCTGCCGATGAAATATCCTGCGGTTAATGCAACTACGGCTGGAATCGCTATCAATGCCCATTGCGGAATAGTTTTATTTTCGGACTTGAGATGCCTATCAGCCGAGTTTTCTTTAGGAGGAAAAGTTTTTATTGATTGGCGGGCGGCGGCAAATGTTTCAACAGGAGTGCTAGGGATTTCAAAAGGCTCTGATTGAGATGGAGGGAATTTCACGGTAAATGATTCATGGCACTTAGTACATTTTGCTCGCTTACCTTCGCTCTCTCGCGATAAGCTGAAAGTGGCTCCGCAATTAGGGCATGAAATAGGTTCTTTCATTATTTGGCTCCGTGTTTTGCGGATTAAAATCAAATACAGATTTTACAGTTTTTGGAACCAAGTAATACACCACCGCCCAAAACTTCCCCCGTCGCCGGGCAACAGCGACCCACTCGGTCGTCTGCGAGGAGATTTGCCGCAGCAACCGGGTCTGCCCGCTGCGGGCAGGGATTGTCTCGAACTGGTGACGCCAAGCGGGGTCGAAGGTGCAGCGGGGGCGACCCTTGGCTCCCCTGATTCTAAACCCGTGGTAGGTGCGTAGCCCCCGGCGGCCCCAATCATACAAGGTCTGCCGGTGGAGTTCAGCCGGTAAATCAGTGTAGTGCGTGGCGGTCCTCATTGCTTCAGCTCCACGTCTCGCGGCGTTTCGGGGAACGCCGTCCAGCCGAATTGCCAGTTGCGGCAGGTGGAGAACGCTTTGGGGGCCGGCGGGCCGAGGTCGGGGCGGATTTCAATTCGCCGGAAATTCGCCAGCCGCAGCTCGACCCGCTCGTCGGCATGCTCGGTAACTTCCCCCGGCTCCAGCCTGCCGGCTACATGCACGTTCCACTCCCACTTGGCTGTGACCCCGCAGATGTAGACCAGTGGAGCATCGTGCTCATCGAGCACGGCCTGGACCAGGTCGGTGTGCTTGCGGTACGCCAGAAGCGAACTGTACTGGCCGATTAGGCAGCGGGCGCAGTGCCTGCTTGGGTCAAAGCCCCGGACATACTTGATCCAGAAGTAGCGGAACCGCTGCGGCTGGTGAAACTTGAGGTCCAGAATTATCTTCTCCATCGGTTAGTCCTCTCCTTCGAGCATGATCGTAATCACTGGTTCGCCTTCATCCCCCGGCCCGATCAGACTCCAGAGGCTGACCGTCTCGCGTTTGCCTTTTTGCTTCTGCACTCCGACTTTGAAGTGGACCCGGTCAGTCGTCTCGCCTTTGACCGCGATTGCGTAGCGGAAGGCGTAGAGTACATCCCAGAGTCGCCCCTCAATCGTCTGGCCCGGCGGAAGCGGCTCGTCGATTCCGCCGATGGTTGCCGCCCATGCGCCGCTGGTCATCGCCACGTTCACCCGGATACCCAGCTGCCGGCAAAGGTCGCCGAAGTCTGCGTTGCTGCAGTCCACCAGCACCCCGTCCCGCATCGCCTGCTTGCGTGTGTAGCGGAAGACAATGTCCGCTTCGCTGAAATAGTCCCGAAAGTCTTCGCTCATTGTCGCACCTCGTTTAGCTTTCTGTAAATCTTTCGACTGCCGTCTTCACCCACTCAATCGCGTCCCGCTCGGACTCAATCTGCCGGTCGACCGTGAAACCCTCGGCCCGCAGGTCTTCAGGCATCTCCATCGGGAATCCCAGCCCGCTGTGCAGTCTCCCCGGGAGCATCCGCGCCGTGCCGATGACCAGTCCCATCCGGACTACGCCGACGTCGCAGCAGGCCGCCGCTAGGTCCGCGACGCTCATCGGCTGATCGCTCCGCTTCACGATCACCTTGCTCACCGTCTGCTCGGCCTCATCCGTCTTGTCCCGCGAGCACCAGATCAGCTGGACCTCCACACTCGCCCCCCGCTCGGTGAGTGCATCGGCCAGTGCCAAGGCTGCCGCCGCCCGGTAAGCCATGTGCCGTTCCTTTTGGCTCCCGGAGACGGCCGCGTTGACCTTTACCACGACCCGGTTGGCGGGAACCTCGTCGCTCTCGATCCGGTTCCACATCTCGGGGATTCGGCTGAGGAAGCGGTCCGCGTCGATCTCGTCGCCGCTCTCTCGGCCCCGCCGCACCCGCCGCTTGTTGGCCGTGGGAATCGGGAGCTCATTGCTGATCCGTTCCCGCATTTTCTCGACCATCGCCGTCAGGTCCTCGCGGCCCTGCTCGAGGACTTTCCGCAGCCCCTCGATGGTGCGGAATCCCAGCCATTCGGTTCGCTGGTGCTTCCGCACCCGGCTGTCGAGATCCGCGATGCTCTTGCCGGGCCCCTGTCCCAGCGCCGTGGCCGTATCGAGTGCATCGACCATCCGCTCGAACTCGACCTCGAAGCGGTTGCCGGGCCGCTGGTCGACTGTTCCCTTGAGGCCCGCTGGCTTGGGTTGTGAGGAGGTTCTCGGCTTCGCGGTCCGCGGCTCGCGCTGCTCACTCGCGCCGCTCCCGCTGCAGCCAGTGCATTGCCAGCCCTGATTCTGTGACCACCATGCGGGGGTTCCCTTGGCGATCCCGGTGCCGCACTGCTTGCAGACTCCCGCCGTTCTCGATTTTTCGAAGTAGGTTCTCATTTCATTTCTCCTTTCTGTTTCTCGGGACTAGCTGACCTTGGCGACTTCGTCGGCGGTCCAGCTGCGGAAGTAGCGAGCCTTTACTTCGTCCAGCGTCTTGCCGGCCCGGAGGGCTGCCGCTGAGCCGACCACCAATCGCGTGCTCGCGATTCGCCGGAGCTTGGTCCGGCTGATTGCCGAGCGGAGGTCCCGAACCCAGCCGAGCAGTTGGTCTTTCTGCGGCTTACTCAGCCCTGAGCAAATCTGCTCTTCCAGCTGCGGGTCGTAGTCCACGAACGCGGTGCTCATCACGAACCGGTCGAGCGTGCTCGCGTCCAGTGCGTTTCGCCCGACATAGGAGGCGTCTGCTCCGCGTCCCCAGGTGTTGGCCGCCGCGATGATTACCGTCTCGGGATGCCGCTTGTGAATCTGGCCGTTGGGATTCGCGAGGACGCCGTTGGCCAGAGCCGCGTTGATGCTGACCATCAGGTTCGGGTCAGCCGCGTCGATTTCGTCGAGGAGGAATACCCCGCCGTTCTCGAAGATTTCAATGAACCGTGTCGGCTGGTACTGCCAGCTGCCGTCTTCCTGCGGAAGAATCCGGCCCATCAGGTGGGACTCGGTCACGCCTTGGCTCAGGCTGATGAATCCGAACTCCCTGCCGAGCGCCTCTGCGAGGTTCTTGGCGAGGGTCGTCTTACCGCTGCCGGCCGGGCCGACCATCATCACGTTTTGATGACCCTCGCCGACCAGGCTGAGGATTTCCTCCAGCTGGTGGTGCGTGCTCTCCAGCGTGCGGTGCGTCCCGTCGGGAAGCCGGACTTCAATCGGCCGGGGAAGTCTGGCCGCGGCGACTTCGGCCGCGACAATCTCGCGGACTTTCTCTTCGCCAATCGCGTCTTCGGGGAGATGCTCGTGGATTGCATCCGCGAGCAGTTTGAAAATCTGGCCGTTTGATTGGCTGCCGTTTCGGCTGAGTGTAGAATTCTGTCGTGACATTCGAAGTATCCTTTCGAGTGTTGCCGGGACCTTCGAGTTGCTTCTCGGAGGTCCCACTTTTTTTTGCGCCGCGAACCGTTTCGCGTTCGTCTGTGGGTACTATACGCCCGATCACTATCTGGCTTAGAGTGCTTCTTTTGGCCACCAGAAAAAAGACATAAAAAGACGGTCTTTTTTGCAAAACGGAGCTCGGCGATGCGCTGGCAGGGTGCCAGCAAAGAATCGACGCCTTCGGTGAGCGTCACCGCGTGCGAAATGCTCGAGCGAGCATTAAATCCCAAGTGTCTAGTCCGAGGTTTTTTGGACTTTCTTGCGGGGCTTTTTCGCGGGAGACTTGGTCAGCTTCATCGCCGCATCCCAGGCAACGCAGATATCCGCTCCGCGGCCGTAGCGTTTCCCTTCGGGCAGCGGCAGGTTGAACTCGAACTTGAGTGCCGCGTGAACTTCCTCACGCGGAAACTCCACCATCTTCCAGCCATGCACAGCGAAGGAACTCGAGCGAATTTCCGTCTTGGCTCCACCGGGCCGGTCGTGATCGACCACTTCGAAGTGTGGCCCGATGTACCGGGCTCCCAGTTCCTTGACCTGGGCCAAGTTGTGGAACTTCTGGTAGAGCCAAACGCCTCGCTGGTACATCGCCGTGATCCCATCGCGGTCGAGAAACCAGACGTCGCGGGTCTTGCCGGTGCTGACCTTCCGCTTCTGGGTCAGGCGGTCGACGATTCCCCGTGCCCTGCCGCTGAAGACAACGAGGCCACCCTTGCGGCACAGAGCATTTACGGTCGTGAGCACGGCCCGCTCCGCCTCGACGCTGGTGACCGAGTTGATCACGCTGTCGCAGATGACCACGTCGTAGAGCCCGTGGGTCTGGAGTGACTCGCAGAGCTGGTCGATGTGTTTGTGGACGCGGCTGATGTCGAGCTGGTTCGACTTGGGCGTCCGCAGGTAGAACTCCAGCCCGTGAATGTCGTACCCTTCGCGGCGAAGTTTCTTGACGTAATCCATCTGGCCCGCGCCGAAGTCGAGAATCCGGTCAGTCTTCTTGATTTGGGGGAGGACAGCATTTTCATAGCAGCGGCTCTGAATCGTCCGGTCCCGGCCGGTATCCCGTAGCCGCTTCATCTGTGCGTAGGTCTGGGCCCACATCTGCTCGGGTAAATGCGAGTAGTGGAATTCTCCGTACTGTTTGCCTAGGAACTGGAGCACCGCGACGCTCTGGTCATCCGGGACCACGGCCACCCGCAGCGGCCGCTTGAGGTTGTGGCAGGCCAGCGCGTAGAGCGGCGAAGCGAGGATCCTTCCCGAGGTGTTGGCCACGGCGTTACCCCACTCGCCGAACTTGGTCAGCAGCTTGAGGATCTCGGCCAGCTGGCTCGCCTTGGTCGTGCGGGTGATGACTTCCAGCTCTTCGGGCTGCACCACGGTCCAGCCAGGCTTGAGCTGCTTGCGAATGGAGATGCGGCAGCCACCCAGCTCGATGTCGGCCGAGTTGTGAATCTGGTTGAAGCGGACTTCATCCGCATCGGAGATGTCCCCCAGCAGATAGACCGGGGCGTGAGTGAACCCAGCGGCCAGCATCGCCTTGGTTCTCTGGTGGCCGGCGACGATGGTCCGGTCGTCCCGGGCAATCACGGCTTTCACCGGACCGAGCGTCGTCAGGCTCTTACCGAGCTGCTCGATTGCCTCAGGTCCAATCCGCCGCGGGTTGTAGGGCGCGGGCCGCAGGTCAGCCAGTGGAAATGCAGGGTTAAACATTCGCGTTCACTTGTCCGGAAATCGAGTTGACCTGTCAGTTATGGAAGTCTATTCTCGGGCGACATAGGAGTTCAAAAATGGAAGGAATCGTGTGTTGGGTACTGGCAATTCAACTGGCGATCGGCCCGTTCGTCTTTGGCTCCGAGTTTATTAGAGGCGTGACCACTCCGCCGCAGGTGGTGAAGCTTTCTGAATTAGAGGTAACAACCTTGACCGATCACAAAACCGGCGAGGTAATCCAATTCACTGAAATCCCAAAAATTGAAGACTCAGTCATTGACGTTGTCTGTGAGAACATTGGCGGAATAATTTTCGCTCCGGCTTCGCTGCTTTGCCAATTCAGTTTGCCAATAGCGCAGGCTTTCGATGAAATCCTTGAAGGCTATTTATGCTTGCTTGAATTCCAAGAACGCTACGTAATTGAATCTGAACATTTGGCAGACGAGACGCCCTCTCAAGCATCCATCAAGTAGTCGCCTCCCGAGTAGATTGCTCAATTAACAGAGCCGTCACGAAACCAAACCGGGTTCCGGTCTGCTGCTCGTGTTCGCTGAGCCGGGCGACCAGCTTGCCAAACTCGGTCTCATCGATCGGCACGGAATATTTGCCGAACCGTAGCTGCAGCTGCTTGGCTCCCGTCTCTGGCTTCTTGGTCAGGTCGGCGTGGACCTGCTCACCCAGACTGTCGAGAAACTCCTGGTCGAAGCCGAACTGGGTCAGGTCCAGCTCGCTTTCACCGAGGGCTGTGATTTCCTGAGTCAGGAGGTCCATGTCCCAGTCGGCCAGCTCGGCCGTCTTGTTGTCGGCCAGCCGGTAAGCCCGAATCTGTTCGGGTGTCAGTTCCTGGGCAACGTGGACTGGAACCTTCTCCAGCCCCAGGCGAATCGCGGCAAAGTAGCGGGCATGGCCGGCGATGATCACGTTCTGGGGGTCGACGACAATCGGCTGGCGGAAGCCGAACTCCCGAATCGATTCGGCGACCGCATCGACGGCAGCGTCGCTGTTGCGGGGGTTCTTCTCGTAAGGCGTGAGTTTTTCGAGGGGAACGAGGGCGATTTTCAA